GATTGGGAAGTCGAAGCTGATTCCGTTGTGCGCTACTACTTGTGGTTGTGCCTCTAACATTTTTAATAAAGTGTCTGCCTTGTGATGACATCTAACCTCTCCGCTTTTTAGTTCCTTTGTTACGCATAGGTGTATCTGGCTCAACTGGGAGTTGGTCTCTATGTCCAGGAAAACTATCGACTTCTGTCCATCTTGATTCATCTTCGCTCTTCTTTAATAGGGTACCATCATCTGTTAGTATGTACAACGTCAGGACACCACTCTTATTTATTACGCTTGTAACGCTTATCGGCTTCATTTGCTATCCTCCTTAACTCTGAAGCTGCTACCACAAATGCCTTCTGTGTATCATCCATCGTAGGCCACTGCTCAATCTCTGACATCAGTCTAAAGCAGGCAATACAATATACACCTGTTTTATCAACTTTGCAAATGGTTTTACATGGACTCATTTGATAGTGTTCTGCAGGTTTATCAGTTCTGTGTTTAACTTGAACACCAAGGCATCTAGGGTACGATTCTCATCCTCAAGCCTTTCCATCCTAGCCCTCATCATAGCGTTCTCACGCTCCAGTTCTGACACCATGTCAACTAGCTCTACTTCATAGGGTACACCTGAAACTCTAACCATTTAATCCTCCTTAGAAGCCAGCCAAAAGGCGAAGATAACGACAAATAACAGAAAAAGCAGGTAGTTAATCATTTTGTAGCCATCCAATAAAGACCTACGTTAGAAAAGGCATAACCGGCATACACCACCAGAAGAGCAATGTTGCCCTTCATGCCCTGCTCTGCTGCAATGTAAGCATAGATGCAGCCGGTTACGATGATCAGCCAACTGCTCATGCTTGCTTCAGCAGTGCTAGGCAGTCTTCAAATGCGTTCATCAGTGCCTGTCTTTGGGCTTCATGGTGAGGATGGAACTTGCCGTGTGCCTGGCGCAATTCAATGAACTCCAGCGTCAGTGCTTCCAACTTCTTGTCTACTGTCATAGCAGGAGTGGGGCTGTCATCAGTAAAAATAAGACACTCAACATTACCACCATCGCCCAGTCCAACATAGGTATCCACCTCCAGTTCTAGTTTCATTTTAGATAGTCTCCATAGATTTTAAGAAAGTCCATCACGTCACGCTTTGCATCAGAGTCGAGCAAGTGCCCATAATCTTCAGGATGATTAAACTTGCTAATCAGTTTAACGGCAACCTTGATCTGTGCTGTCAACTCCTCGTTGACCTCTTCAAGGTCTTTGATGCGCTCTTCTAGCTGCTCAAGAGCACTGTAGTCAAGAGTGTCATAGTCAGCATCGTTCCAATAGTCATAAGAATATTCAGTCATTTCAAACCTTTCAGTATTGATGATATAAAAGCAAAGCAACCTATCAGTATTGCAGATGTCATAGTGCGGCCTCCGTTATCTCGTTCATGCGGCCTGTGTGCTTATCGTAGAGAACGGCACAGGCTTTACCAGTCTCTCCGCTGTATCGGTTCTTAATAACCCTGACCCTGGTCGTATTGCGCTCAATGGGGTCTTCATGCTGTGCTGCTCTTTCCAATCCTAACACCATATCAGCCAATTGTCCAATACTTGCTGAACCCCTTAATTGGGACAGACTAGTGGCTGCGCCTTCTTCATGGCCTTTTCCCTCTGGCCTGCGAAGATGGGACACCACAAACAAGGCCACGCCTGTTTCCTGCACAATCATCCGCAGCTTGGTCATAATCTCATCGATGGCTTTGCGCTCATCTCCATGATCCTGAGCAGACACCACGATAGAGACATGGTCTAGCAGAATGTACTTGCAGTCTAGTCCTTTGGCAAAGTATCGAACCCGATTGATGATGTTGTCGATTGCGGTAGAGCCAAAGCAGTCATAAAAGAAAAGCCTATCAGAACCAAGGGTCTTATCAAAGGCTTCCTTCTTAGCCGATTCTGTTGCCTCAGTCTCTGCTAGGTGCAGTGGCTTATTGATCGCCAATGACATCAGAGACAAGGCAGTCCGCTTAACCGACTCTTCCAAGAACATAATGCCGATATTGTCCTTGGTCTCACACAGCAACTGCCATATCACTTCTCTGATAAATTGAGATTTACCAAGGCCAGAGCCAGCAGTGACAACAACCATTTCCTGTTGCCTGATACCGCCTGTCATGCCGTTGAGGCCAGCATATGGATAGTGCGCCTGAGCCTTTGGCAAGGGCTGCATAACCAACTCAAACAGTTCAGAGCCAGCAACGATACCGTCAGGCACATAAGTCTCTGCCGCCCACCATGCCTTCACGAAGTCCGCAGATTTGTTGTCCTTGAGATAGTCGCAGGCATCCTTGTAGGGCTTAGACATTTTCATGATCTTGACCTTAGAACCGAACAGATCAGCAACGGCTAGGGCTGCTTCCTGCCCAGGTTCATCAGCATCAAAGGCAAGCACCACAGTCTCGAAGCTGTCGATATACTCGAATTGGGCTTGGCAGTCCTTCACAGCCGACTGTGCCCCATTCTTGATTGACACCACAGGATAAAGAGAGCCTGTCATCTGAAAAGCCGCCAAGGCATCTAACTCGCCCTCACAGATGGTCAGATATTTACCACCGGCAGGATACCGATTCTGACCAAACAAGGTAGCCTCTTTAATGTTGCCTTGAGACCTGAATTGCTTGTCAGCCACTGATCTGACCTTGAAAGCTACCTCAGTACCTCGGTCATCACAGTAGGGATAATAATGTTCTGTCCCTGATTGTCTGACACCATAGGCTTCACAGGTAGCTTTGGTGATACCTCGCTCAGGTATGCTTAGGAATTGACCGCTAATGCCCTTTAGAGGCTCTACAACGGGTTTCTGTGTCATCGGTAGTACCTTACCCCTTCCTTGGTCAGAGAAGCCCTCTGAGAGCGTTTTAGAGGCTTTGTGGCACACAAAACAATAAGTGCTGTCATCGGAATAGACTGCCCTACCGTCTGAAGAGCCACAATCAGGGCACTCAGTGTGCCTGACAAACCTGTTTTTAGATTGAGTTAGCATTGATCCTGGTCCTTTCCTCTGCCAATTGATCCAATATTGCCAAGAGGGCAACACAATTGCCAGATTCTGGCTTAGTGCGCTTCAAAGCTTCATAGACATCATTTAATAAGGTCTCAATGTCAGTAGAGCCATGCGCTAATAGGTCAACACAATCAGAAACACAAAACCAATAAATTCTTTCTAAGTCATCATTTTCCATGTAGTGCTACCTTTCTTAATAGTTACCTATATAGTTAAAGAATTAAAATCTTTATTAAAGTCTTTTTCAATATAGACTATTTAATCAATATAGTCTTTAATAGCAAGAATCGTGCCAAGTGCTATCGGGACTGCCAAGGGTCATCGTTACCATCATCAAAACCATCAATGCCCGTTAAGGGGTCTAAATCGCTCTCAGTGCCTTCCTCGACTTCATCCATCTCCGACATTAAACTGACATTGCCAACGGCACAGAGGTCGGTTTTAATCGATTTTAGGCACTGTTTGCACATAGAGAGATAGTCCCTAGTGTAGACTGACCTGATTGTGGTTTCATAGTCCGTCAATGCTTCGTTACAGGATCGGCATCTCATGGTGTCCCCTTTTTAATACATAGGGCATCAAAGGCCTGCATTGATTCGCTAAAATAGGTATCTCTCAATAAATCCTTTTCATATGCTAGCTGTAGCCTTTTTTGATCCTCTGCTTTGACGATATGGTAGGCAAACTCGATCAAATCGTCTTCGCTGCCTGAGTAATTCCCAAAGTCGCTGTAATCTAGTCTTTCGTCTAGAATGTCCACTACTTCCTCGTTAGTTAATAACACGATAAAACCTCCCTTTGTTTATTGGTAAAGTTAGACAACCTTGATTCTATCATGGCCTCGTGGACAGATGCAACTGCGTATGCATCGAACCCGCCAATGTGCCATCGATAAGGCCCTAAAGGGATGTGATCGAGTTTCCAATCGTAGACTGTAGCGACTGAGCCATCCTCGAATTCTATGAACCACTCTGCATTGGTCTTATCGCCTATGAATACAGTAGGCGCTCCAAAGCATCGGCACAATTCGTCATAAGTGGCGTTGACATAACCCCGTAGACTGCTCATGTTAGTCTGATCTGCGCTACATTGTTTGTGTTTCATTGTTAACTCCATAAAGTAGATAAAGTTAGAGAAAAGAAAAACAAGGTGAAAGCGATGGATAAGTTTAGCATTTTAGTCTAGATCCCAGGGTTTCATTACTATGATTATGGCTGCACAGCCAAACAACAGAGCTGCCAGACTAGCATATTCCCACATTGTCATGATTAAGCCTCTCTAACGGTTGAACAATCAAAACAGAAACTATACCCCTTACCGTCTGCGCTGTCACCATAACGCATATTTGACAAATCCCAATCGAGGCCATTCTTTTCAACCAATGCTTTAACGGCCTGAAAGTGGCAAACCTCAAAAGAGTATTCGTGAGGATATGAGATAGTGGCAGTAAAGCCTTTGTGATTACCTGAGCCTGTTGTGTAGGCTTTGATGCGAGCCCCACGGCTGTTGGAGGGTGAAATGTACTTAGTATGAATTGCGATCATGTCTAGGTTCCTTTATTTAGTTTATGCCTAAGACCGCATCACTGCGGTTTCGCCCATTTAAGGCTCGTCAGTTAGGCTTGCTTTGCTATCGCTTGAAACGATTTGTAATAGTCTAATGCCATTCTGTAATCATCACATCTTACTTTATCATGTAATTCTGAACCCTTATAACATTGAACCAAATAATATCCTGAAGGGAACAATTTCTCAATTGATGCGTGCCCGTTTTTAAATGCCTTGATCTTATTCATAGTGTAATGCCTTTCTTGGTTTACTTGCCTAAAGCATAATCCCGAAGTGCTCGGATATACGCTGTCTTGGATTGTTGCATATTGGTATTGCCCTGCCAAGCCACTACAACAGTGCCTGACGGCTTTACGCCTAAGAACCTGCCCTTGTTGTTGGTTTGGCCTCCGTAGACCCACTGACCCGCCTGTAATGCCTTGATCTGTGAATCCTGCATTGTCCACAGGTTTATTGGTTTGGTGAATTTCATGGTGTAGTCCTTTCGTTGGTTAGTTTATAACTTCGTATTTACCGGCTAAGAAATTGCCTTGAAAGCCCCACTCTTTCTGACTTGGTCCAAAGTATCCGGGAACGACATTCCCTGAAACCCATTCAGCGTGCGCCCATGCACACTCGCAAGGACCATGCGCTGTTATGAGGTGTCCGGCTTGTGGGCGGTGCGCTTGGCTTTCTCTAGCGTCATGTAAGACCCGAAACACTGCGCCGTGGGCTTTAACCATATCGCCTGTTTTGAATTCGTGAATGTACTTTTTCATGGTGTGGTGCCTTTCGTTGGTTGGTATTACAGCCTCTACTCTAGGCTAAAACGGACTGCTGTGCCAAGAAACACACTAGGGAAAACCCTTATGTTGACTTCTCTACTCAGGTATTGCTGGGCTGTGGATAAATACCTGACAAAGGAACAAGGTCAAATCGGGCTGTAACCCGCATGAATACTAGAAAAACCGCTGGTGAGGCTTGGTTGATACCTGCCTAGCCTAAACCTAGAAAACCTGTCCTGAGGCTTTCTAGTCAATTTTAGAGGCATGAATGTCTATACAGCCCTAGCTAGTGGTTACTTTGTGACCAGCTTGCACTGCTTTGGTGCACAGACTACTGCACTGCAACATTGTTGCGTTGCACAATGAAGTCCCTATGCTGTGGTGCAACATAGCCTCATCTATTTGCTGCACTGCACAACACAGCCTGTGGATAACTCTGTGGATAACTTTATTACTGCACTGCAACATAGACCTGGCATGATTCTTGCATAGGCAAACACTGTGCCATGCTGCATAGCAACATAGCCTGGTAAGTAAGCACTGACTAACATGACAGGGGGGGTGGGGTAGTGGCAATGCAGATAATATTGTTGAACCACCACAGATACAAAAAAGAGCAAATTAGACTTATAAGTGGTCAATAATTAACCAGCAATAAAGATCAATATAATCAATTACTTAGTCTTATCTTAGGTCTACCTATGAAGGTCAATGAAATCAGTGCTGGAATCTGTGCATTGCGAAGGCCTGAGCAGGCACTAGGTAGTCACTAAAGAAGCAATAAAAAAAGGACTTGACAAAACAGCAAAAATGTGCTATAGTCCTCTATATTGATAGCACTGAGACAACAAGTACTAGGTTGTGCCTTAAAAAAAACATACATTAACAACTAACCTTAGGTTTTGTGTTTTCTGTGCTGATCTATATTGGAGAGAAACTTGGAAACAAAAGACCAAGATATTGTTCTTGTGTCTTCTTCCACCGATGCCCCTTCTATGCCTACACAGAATACGGTTTCTGTGTTACCTAAGAAGAACCCTAGAGGTGCAGGTCGTCCGAAGAAGGCTGCTATTGAGGCAAAGAAAAAGAGGTCAGTGTTAGGAAGACCTCCTGGTGAAGCTGCACGCATAAGAGAATTTCATGCGAGGCTGTTGACCACAAAGGGTGACACGATCATCCAAACGATTATTAACAAAGCCTTGGACCCTACTGATAAAGACCAAGCAGCGATGTTAAAGATGTGTGCTGACCGCTTACTACCACTTTCCTATTTTGAGAAGTCTGGAATGTCAAGTAAGGCAGGTATCACAATTAACATTTCTGGTGTCACTGATGCCAAGGTAGAGGCAGACACCATTGATGCTGAAGACGTAGACTATGAATCTGGACATTAAGTTATTGCCTTGGCAGCAACAGGTGTGGAATGACCAGAGCAGGTTTAAGGTGGTCGCAGCAGGCCGTAGAACAGGTAAATCTAGGTTAGCTGCATGGATGCTCATTGTTGAGGCATTGCAGGCTGACAGAGGTAATGTGTGGTATGTAGCCCCAACGCAGGGGCAGGCCAGAGACATTATGTGGCTCACGTTGTTGGAACTTGGGAACCCAGTGATTGAGTCCTCCCATGTCAACAATATGCAGATAAAGTTAGTGAACGGTGCTGTCATCAGTCTAAAGGGTGCTGATAGGCCAGAGACAATGCGTGGTGTCTCATTAAAGTTTGTGGTGCTCGATGAGTACGCAGACATGAAGCCTTCAGTGTTTGAGCAGATCCTTAGACCAGCACTAGCAGATTTAAAGGGCAAGTCCCTCTTTATTGGTACACCGATG